AAACAGATTCGCGGCGAGGCCCAGGCTTCCGCGTTGGCGGCGACCACCGAGCAGATCGCCGAGCGGTATCGCAAGCGGCTGGCCGAGGTCATGGTCATCGGGAAGAAGCAGCACCGGGATTTTGACGAGGTTGTTTCCGGCACCCCTTTTTCGCCTGAGCTGGCCCGGACGGTTCTCGATTCTGAAAACGCAGTTGACATCGCCTATTACCTGAGCAACAATATATCAGAGCTTCGGAAGTTGGCGCGCGCTACTCCTGCTGAGCAGGCCCGCGCTGTCGGCTACCTCGAAGGTCGGTTTTCGGCCACTTCTGCCGCGAAGAAGAAGACCGCGGCCCCTGAACCTCTCGGGTCGAACGGGAAGCGCAAAAACGAAAATGGCGAAGGCCATTTCGGTCCTGTTGACCAGGATGCGTTTGACAAGGCTTTCTTTAGCAGGAGATAATCCGAATGGCTATCACGGTTCCCCAATCCCGACTGATCCTGAACACGATCATGTCGGGTCTTCGCAACGAGCTTGCGGCTTCACCGCTGGTCGAATGGGAAGTGCACTCCGACGAGATGAACGACCGCAACGGCTTCATCGTGTCGGAGCAGACGGACCCCCAATACGTCGTGACTCAGACGGACGACACCGTGCAGGACTTGACCGCTGGCGTTCAGGACACTGTGTTCGGGTCGCAGACCTTCAAGTTGAGCCGCGTGTTCGGCATGTCCTTCGGCGTGGGCGACATCGAAAGCATCAAGGACATGGGTTCGGCGCGGCGAGCGCGAAATCTGAACAGCGGGATTGCCCGCATCGCAACTGCCATCGACGCGCACATCTTCGATGTGGCCGCCAAGGCATTCCCCTACAGCACCGGCACCTGGGGCACGGCACTCACGACTCCCGAGCACTTCGCCAGCGCGCGAACCAAGCTGGCCGAGGCATCAATCGAGTCCAACGCCGGTTTGTCCGCTGTCCTGACTCACGCCGACGAGCAGAAGCTGGCGAAGTTCATCTACGCCGACAGCCCCGGGCTTGTCACTGAAAGCTCGCGCGCCATGCGCGAAGGCTTCTCGGGGGTGCTGGACGGTGTTCCGTTGAAGTTCTCGAACCAGCTTGGCCGGATCACGACCGGCACCCGGACCAACGGGACCGTTGCGGGGGCCGCCCAGAACGTCAACTACAAGGCCGTGGCGGATTCCGGCACCAACGCCGGGTTCTACATGACCCAGACGATCAATCTGGCCGGGCTTGGTGCTGCCGGAACCATCAAAGCCGGGGAGGTCTTCAGTATCGCCGGGGTGACGGCTTTTGATCCCGAGATTCAGGCGGTCCGTCCTTTCGCCGCGCAGTTCACGGTGATCACGGACGCAGTGGCCGATGGGGCTGGCGCAGCGACCGTCCGCATTTTCCCGGCGATCATCGTGCCCACGCCCGGTGCAATCACGGGGGACACGGGGGTCAACAGCGCACATGCCACGGTCGACGTGGCCCCGGCCAACGGCGCGATAGTGACCTTTGAAGGCGCGGCGAGCACGTCGTTCGTTCCGCGCGTGATGTGGAAACGGGGGGCCATCGTTGCGCACTCCGCGCAGCTTACCCTGCCCTACACCGGCACGGGGTTCCGGCGGTCGCTGGCAGACGCCCAGCGCGACAACATCGCGCCGGTCATGCCGCGTGTCTGGTTCTCTTCCGACCCGAACACCGGTGCGCACCGGGTGCGGGTTGACGTCTTTGTGCAGGCTCAGGTCCGCAACCGCTGGCAGGGCATCAAGTTCTTCGGGGCTTGATCTTCTGCGGGGTTCCAGACTTGGGCTCCTATGCCCCGCGCTTTCAACGAGGCGCGGGGTTTTTCTTGTTTGCTGGCCGGGGGTGTGCTAATTTTCGGCGCAACACGTCAGGAGAGGACAGATGTATAAGTATCAAGAGTTTCCGCGCTGTGTATACGGCCCGGAGGGGGCAACCAGAATCATCTATTCCGAGGATGAGCGCCCGGATGGCTTCGTGAACCACGCTGACGAGCTGGTTGATGGCGCTGTTATGGCAGCCGCCGAGGCCGAGGTCACGGCCAAAGCCGCCGAGAAAGCACTGCGGGACGGCTACAAGGACTTCCTTGACCGCCACGCAGTTTCCTATTCCAGGAACCTCTCTACTCCCAAGCTGGAAAGCCTTGTGAAGCAGCTTGAGGAGTATCTGGCCGCGCAGGAGCAGCCAACTGATGACAACCGCGCGTGATCTGATCACTCTCGCTTTCCGGGAGGCCAATTTTAACAACTCGGTCGGCGCGCTGAGCGCAGAAGAGTTGTCGGAAGGCTTGATTTTGCTGCAATCCACGGTGGACAGCCTGTTTGGCCTTGTGGTCGGGACAAAGCTGACTCCGTGGTATATCCCCTTTCCCCAGCGCGTGTCTTCGGTGGCGGCCAACGCTCCGGCATATCCGGGCGAGAAGTCACTGTCTCAACACGGCGATGAGACACTTCCCCCTGCCAACACACGCTTGATGTTCAGAAACACGGACGCCCCGGCGACGGTGTTCCTGCAATATCAGCCCGACGACGGAGCGGTGCTTGAATACGTCGATGTCGGGCACACGGAAAACGTGATCCTGAACGCCAACGGCGCCTTGTTCGGGCTCGAGGGCTCAGTCGATGAGATCATCATTGAGGCTGTGTTTCCGGCAGGGCGTAACCCTCCTCGTCGGTGGTCGTATCGTGGGGACTACGGCTCGTGGCTGGCTCTGACGGACATCGGCCTCGACACGGTGTTCCCCTTTCCACGCGCTTTTGACGACTACTTCGTGATGTTTCTGGCAATCCGCCTTTCGCCGAGATTTGGGTCCGAGCCTCGGCAGGTGACGGTTCTTCGGTTCCAGCAGATGGAAGGATTCATCCGCAACAGCTACCTGCAATCCAAAGAACAGATGTCCAGGATACCAGGTGGGAGCCTGACCAGCCAGGCATACGGGAACGGTTTTGGCCGTTTAAGCGGTGGATTTGGCCATGGGACGCCATAAGCTCGTTGAGTATCCTCGCGTCGTGTATGGACCCTACGGCACCAGCTTGACGATCAGCCGCGTTGAGGATTGGCCCCCCGGTTGGGCCTCTTTGCCCGAGGGTGAGGGGTTGCCTCAGCCCATCGCGCGCCCAGACAAAGTGCCCTTCACGCGGGCCGAGTTGAAGGCAAAGTTGCGCGCTGCGGGCATCAGATTCGACGAATCTGCGGCAGATATCACCCTTTATCGGAGCCTGCCCCATGGCTAATGTCAGCATTGGCTTCGCTTCAAACGAACGGCAGTTCGCCGGTCTGCCTCCTGTTGTCCTGAAAAACAGATTCTTCGAGGAAACTCCGACACAGGCACTGGGGACGGCCATGCTCGCGCGCCCCGGCACACTCGACCTTGCCTCTTTTGGTGCCTCCCCCATCCGTTCGATCTATTCCCTGCCCGGCTTGTTCAACGGGGCCTTGTTCTACGTCGCAGGTCGGACGTTGTTCCGGCGCGATGTGGACGGCACGACGACGATCATTTCAGGGATCGTGCTGGGAACGGGCAGGGTGTCCATGACGGGGCTCGCCGGGGCGGGGTTTGAGCGCCTTTTCGTGGCGGACGGGACGCTGTTGCAGGTTTATCAGGGCGGAACACACGCCTCTGGAGTCTTGACCGCAGTCGCGCAGGTCTCCGACGGCGAGCTCGTCAACATCGGTGAGACGAATTACCGCTTTGTCTCCACTCTGGCTTTCGTGGACGGCTCAAGCGTTCATCCATGGCAGGTCAAGATCGGCACGTCGCTCAGCGTGACCCTCGGCAACCTTGTGCAGGCGATTTCCTTCACCGGCACCCCCGGACAGGATTTCAGTGACCAGTTGGACGGCCCCCACCCGGAGGTGACAGCCCAGCAGACCCCCGCCTCGTCCGGGATCATCGCTACCTCACGCGCCACGGACCCCTCGGGGAACGCTATCGTGACGACCGAGACGGGCTTGGACATGGCATGGAGCGCTGGAACCCTCACCGGGGGCGGCGTTGATCTCGGCGACGGCACTTTCAGCCACGCTACCGGCACTTTGAGTGTCACCGCGCAGCCCGCTGATGGCGACGTGGTGCGGATCGGCTCTGTTTTCTACCAGTTCAAGACGAATTTGGCGCTTTTCGACGGTTCTGCCGGGAACCCGTGGGAGATTCTGATCGGCCCGGATGCTGCGGGGTCGATCAACAACCTCGTTCAGGCCATTTCCTTTTCCGGGATCCCCGGCACGGTATACAGCCAGGGCCTTGGGGGCCAGAACACCGAGGTTTCGGCGGCGGCGGAAACTGTAAACGTTGCCTACAGCGGCTCCATTGTCGCGCCGCATCCCGATGTCTCTGTCTCGTCGGACGCTTCGACCATGACGGCGACTGCTCTTGCCACCGGAGTGGCCGGGAACGCCATCGTGACG